TAATAATAATTCCATTGATAAATCATTAATTACATCACTAGCTAAACTTATATCTTTTATACTTTTATTTAACTTCATATCTTTAATTGTTAGATACTTATAAAAATTAAAATCTTTATTAATTAAATTATTATTATGGTCATAACATTCATATTTCCAATTTTCATTTAACCTAGTTAATAAATCAAACATTCTATTATAATCTAAATTATCATATCTTTTTATATTGTTTTCTTCTATTACTTTCCAATAAGGAAAATATCTTTTATATCTCTTTTCACTAATAATGATTTTTTTGCCAAAATATTTAGTTAAATATTTATATCCATAACATTTTACTGCATTATATTGTTTATCTTTTATTTTAAAAATAACTTTATCTATATTCATTTTAAACACCTCCTATTTGTTTTAATTCTTTTTTAACTGGTGTAATATCTATAATATTATTATCTAATAAATTATTTAAAAAATCTTGAGATACTTTTAAAGCATCTTTTTTATTATCTTTTAAATAATTGTTTATATGTCTAGTAGTTGTATTACCATATTTAAAAGACGTATAATAATATTTATTTTTTAACTTTGCACTAACTATAGTTTTATAACTATAAAATAATTCTTTATCATTAGTTAATTTAACTAATGTTTGGTTATTTCCTAAATTGTTTAATTCCATTATTTAACCTCACAATATGATTTATGAAGATAAAAAGAATTATCTAAATTTAACTTATTAAAATCTTCTTTTATTTCCTTACTATCCATTAAATCTATACCTTTATAAGTATCATTATTTTTGAACCAGGTTACTTGACTTAATAATTCTTTTTTAAATTCTTCTTTATTATCACATTTTTTTATTATTATATCCCCTTCAACATAAGATATAATTTCAAAACTTTTAAAATTAACCCAATTACCATAGTAATGTGCATCTTCAGTTGTATCTAGTTGGGCATAACCTTTTTTAAAACTGCAATAGTTAAAATCAAAAATGTACCTATCACAATTAGCAAAACTTTTTTGAATTTCCATAATTTGTTTTTTAATTAGTTTATTTAATAAGAAGCAATAATAAAAAATCTTCTTATGTTCTATTGTTACACATAAGAAGATAAAAGTAAACCTATTTATTGAAATTAATTTAATCTCTTTTTAAAACAGGCATAATCAAATACTTTAAAACTGGCTTAAATCCCTCTATAGATTCAAAAGGATTTTTAATATCCCAAGTTGCAGTAATTATGAATGGTGTTGTAGGCAAGTTACCCTTGAAAGTAACTACTTTATTACTACTTACTTTTTTAACCTGGTTACAAAAATCTGATAGATAACTAGCATTGAATGAAAATTCTTTGCCTATATCTTTAAAATCCTTAAAAGAATCAGGAATAACTCTCTCAACATCAGGATATGTTCCCTCTATTGATTGATAATGAATGGAAGATAAAAATATTTCTTCATTCATGAATGTAATTAAATTATCAGTAATTAAAATCTTAGTGCAGTTTTTAATTTGACTTTTAAAAATCGAACCAGGGATAACAACATTTTTCTCTAGTTTAAATCCTAATTCATTATTAGGGAAAGTAAATGTAAATAGTCTGTGACCATCTGTTGATTCAACAGTAATATTCTTTTTATCTACTTTTAAATGAATCCCCATTAAAAGTAGTTTTGAATAATCCTTACTTACAAATTGACTAGCTATCCTTATTACTTCATAAGGTAGGCAACCTATTTGTGTCTCATTCTCATATATTGCATATGGACTTGAAACTTGTTTTGTAGTAACTGAAGTTGACATTTTTTTTGGTTAGAAGTGAAAAACTGATCTTCTAATATTTATTGTTACACATTAATAAATAACTTGCAACTTATTTTATCTATTATTTTGTAAATTTTATGATTAAATCTAAAATTACTTTTATCAAATCTTATCAATTTTAATAAACAAGTTACAATAAAAAATAATTGCTCACTACTGAATGTTACTGTAATATCCTTATTACTACTGACTTTCAATAAACTTTTCATGATGAATGATGAATGGATAATTTAACCGTACCAATAAGCAGTATGAATGGCAATATGAATGTGAGAATTTTTTTATTTGCAAATTACGTTTTCTTATGTAATATAGTAAGGCACTTAGTTTTTTAGACTAACCAAAATGAAAATTACTGAAAATTCTCAGAAAAACGTCTTAATCATAGGATCTGGTTCTATGGGTTATGGCGATCAAAGAATCCACGATATGTGGATTGAAAAGTATAATCTTTTCTATCAAGTTGAATTTGATACTGCAATTAGAAAAGGTAAACTTATTGATAAAATTCAATTAGAGGGGATTGATTGGTGTGGTACTCGCACCATATATAACTATCTAGTGAATGGTAAACATGAAGATTTACCTTTAAAAGTTTTTAATGATTTAGGTTTATACCTTTGGAATCATTTATTTAATCCTAATACTGGTAGAACACCAGTTCATCTTTTCCTACGTCAAAGCGATCCAGGTTTAGGAATTTGTATTCCACAAGATACAAGAGAAAATTTCTTTTCTTTTAGAGAAGAAAACGATCCATTAGAGAAAATTTATTTAGAGGGATTAGATAAATGAAAAATTACGATAAAGCATACCAGGAATACAAAAGTATTTCTGGTTTATCTGATAAAGACATGAACACTTGGATTAAAATTAATCCTTTTGTTAATGAATGGATTAAAAATAGAGAAAAGGAACTATCCAAATGAAAATACATATTAGTGAAAATTGTACTCAAACATTATTAGATAATGGTTTTTGGCTACATGAAGAAAAACAAAAAGATGGTAAAATTTTTAGTTTTACTTTTGTTAAATACTGGCATAGTTATGAATTAAGGCATGAATTGAGAGATTATGCCTCAAACAGTCCAAAAAGTTACATAAAATTAGGTCAAAAATTAAATGAATTAGGTTTATGTATTAAAGGCGATAATACATCTTGGGATTTAAAAAATATATTAGTAGCTATAAGCGAAAATATATCAATGAATTGTAAACCCTGGAGATCAGGTATAAGTAACGATAATAGAACTGTTAAAGAGATATATCGAACTAGAGAAGGATATAAAGAATATTTATTTAAAACTTTTTTGGAGAATAATGGATAGAAAAGAAGCAATAGATTTAGCTTTAAATTTATTTCGGAAAGATTTAGATAAAAATGATGTAGTAAATACATTAATGCGATCTAACATTCCAGAATCTACCGCATACCGTTATGCCAAAAAAGCATTAGATCAGTATGAATGGGAAGATGATAACAATGGAAACGAACCAAAAAGTTTAGAGCTAACTGCCCTACATACTATTTATAAAGCTATGAAATGGGCAGAAACTAACAACGAACCAGAATTGGCTGTTAAATATGCCAATTTATATATCACTAACAAAAAGAGGTTAAAAAAATGAAAAACTACAAAATTCTATACAAAGAAACTAACATTCATCACTTTATCGTACCAGCAAAATCTAAAAAAGAAGCAATCCGACTTATTAAAGATAGGATTTATTGGGATTTAGAACCCTTTGACGAAACTTCAGATTCTTGGGGTGTTAAAGATGTAAAACTTCTAAAGAAATTACCAGTTAATCTTAAAGATGAGAATACTGCTAATTGGTGGGAAAGAGTAAAAGAGAGTAGAAAAAAATGGTTAGAGGCAAAAAAATAATGGATCTATTTATGCACAACCACCAATCAGCACTTGATAGTTTTATGGAAGATAAAGCTATCCAGGATTTAGAAGATGCGGGTATATATCCCTCATCAGATGATGATGATTACGAACCAACAGATGAAGAAATGTTATCTTCATTTGGTACAAAATGGCATGACGGATTATGAGTAATTTACAAAATACTGAAATTCTTGAAAATCTTTTTGAAGATGCAAAGGAATCTTTAATTAAGAAAGGTATGCACTTAATTTTTTCAAATGAAGAAATTGAAAAATGTGCATCTAAAATTGCTAAATCTAAATTTGAAGAACTACCCGAACCAGGAGATTATGATGACTAACGACCCAAGTTTAATGGAAGATGAATTTCACGATTGGCTTTCACAATGCCCAAATAATTGGGTAAGGTTAGATGCTGATAATGATTCTTCTACATACAAATTTTATAGGAATGATGATGATGATTTAAACGACTGCTAATTCTTTTATCTGTTCCTGGAATTTCATACATCTTTCCATAAAGGAAATCTCAGATGACCTCAGTTTTAAACTATCCAATAGTTTTAGCTGGGGTTTTCCGCTTCTACGAGCAATACATACTAATGCCTGGTTACATTCAATACCTGTAAGTTTTCTTAGTGCATAATTATACGCTCCAAGTTGATGACAATAGTTCAATAGCATTTCATCTGATCTGACTTCCTTGGAAGTTTTCCAATCACATATAGTTAACTTTCCATCAATGTCTATTAAAGCATCAGCAGTTCCAGCAAATCCATAATCCTTATCATAAACACTAAATTCTATGCTATGAATGGCCGTTACACGTTCCAATATGAATGATCGTAAACCTCTTGCGTAGCCTGACGCACTCCAGCTAACACGAGGTGCGGTTTCGGCTGCTTTTGATAATGCCCATTGCGTGACTTTTGTTGGACAACGTTCCAGTTCATCTTTTCCTTCTCTCCAAATACCTCGCTTGTTTGCATTGTGTCTAGCAAGTTTCGCTCCAGTTTTAAGTAAATATTCTGCGTGAGCGTGAGCAAGTCTCCCCCTCTCGCAAGCCATATCTCTCTCATCTGCTGATCCCTTCCTCTCAATCCATCGTTCCAAAGCATCTTTTTGTTCCTGGGGTGCGGTTTCTTTTAAAATATGGGTAACTGAATGGTATATATTATCCTTTCCATCTTTATATATTCTATGTGGATATATAGTGCCTGAGTCATCACGTTCCAAAGTCCAACGTCTTAGTCCTGCTAACGCTCCATGTTTTTGTAATGACCCCATTAGTGGTTCGTAGATATACGTTCCCATTTTTAATATACCTTAAATAGATTAGTTTGCAAATTCATTTTTTAAAGTTTTCAAATCGTGCTGACCTAGATGCTCTAACAGCTATGCTGTCGCTTTCATCAATACCTTTTATTAATTGAGCATCAGGAAATAAATATTCTCTGTTTTTGTATGCTTCTTCAGTTTTAATTGGAGAAAGCCTTTCGTTAGGATTAAATAAATCAAGTAAAAGTAAAAAGCAATCTTCCTCTGATTTATATATTGGAGTTTTATCTACGTTATATCCAATTAAAGGTGAACGTAAAGATTTAGGTAATTCAGAATTATGCTTAACACTATATTCTAAACCAGTTTTCCCTATAGGATATATTGACCAATATCCCCTTCTTGAAGGTTGACCAGTTAAGAACAATACAGATTTTTTTGATTGAACAGACAATGCTTTAGCTTTTTGTATTTCTTGCAGAGTAAAGGTTCTACCCTTTACCTCGGCATAAGTACTGAATTGTGGTAAATAAAAATCAGGTAAATATTTTCCTGGTTTACCTAAATCAAAACCTTCTGGCTCATACTCGTATTGAATACCAGCTTTATCAAAGGCAACTAACCATCTGGCTTCTGTTCTGGATCTGCAAAGATAACCCTTGTAATAAGTTTCTATAGATTTAATCATAAAAAGAAGGGGTCAAAAGACCCCCATGAATGGCGATTATTCGCCTGGAGCAAATGGATTACCACCTGTCATTAACTCTTTAATATCAAAACCATTATCTTTTTGTTCCTGATAGGTAGCTTCTATTAAAGGGCTAGTGCCTTTTTTGCGTGGTACTGCTCTTAAACTGTATTCAGTTTTTAGTCCAGTTCCTTCTCTTGAAAGAACAAAATCCCAAGCAAGTAAATCAGAATAATCTTCCATTTGACTTATCTTGTCAAACTCTTTGATAATTCCTTTTTGTGTAGCCTGAAAAATTTTTACTTCCTGTGAATCATGTTCAAATACTGGAACTGCAATACCAAACTTTGCTGGCTCTACTCCAGTACCTTCCCTGTTCATTCTTCGGGTATATTCACTACCCATTTCAATCTCTGCATCTTCTGTTGTTGGGCTATCTGCGAATCTGAATGGCTTTAATTT